AGTGGTGGAGCTACTTCTGGGGGGGCTACTAGTGGTGGAGCTACTAGTGCTGGAAGCCGTGCCAGAAAACACTATTAAATATATTTTAGATTATTTTAGATTATTATAAATCTAAAATGGAGAGAAAAAGTTATTAATAAATAATTAATTAATTATTATTTATTAATATATTTAGTAATATTATAATGCAAAGTTATAATGATTTAATCTCGGCACATTTGAATCGTAATAAACAAAATATGATTCATCATTTAGAACAACCTACCATGTTTCTTCGTGATGATAATGCTACTTTATATGGTGGAAAAAGAACTCGTGAATTTGTATTACCTACACCACTAGCAGCTCAATATCCTTCATCACTAGCAGTTGGAGGAAATTACCAAGATACAATGGGTGGGGGATTTTGGAGTGATCTTGGCAATAGTGCCAAATCTGTGGGTCAGCATCTATTACCTGTTGCTACTGATATAGCAAAAGATGTTGGAAAAGATGCATTGATGTCTTATATGAAAGGTGGAGCAGTTCAAGCATATAGAAATACTGCTCCTTTTCCTCCTTATCAAACTGATACTGAACCTTATATTTTGAGAGAAGGTGCTATTGGTCGTGGTCGTGGTCGTCCGAAAAAATGTGGTGCTGGATTCTGGGGTGATCTTGGCAAAGGTGCTAGTGCTGTAGGTAAACATCTTTTACCTGTTGCTACTGATGTAGCAAAAGAAGTTGGAACTGACATGTTAAAATCATATATGAAAGGTGAAGGTAGACGCAGAGGACGACCAAGAAAATCTGATATGCAAGGTGCTGGATTTTGGGATTCAATGAAAAGTATTGGTTCAGCTGCTGCTGAAGGACTAGCACCAATTGGTAAAGATTTAGCAAAAGAAGCTCTTACTAGTTATATGAAAGGAGAAGGACGAAAGCCAAGAAAAGGTGATATGGAAGGTGCTGGTTTTTGGGGTGATTTTGGAAAAGGATTTACTTCTGTAATGAAAGTTGCTGAACCTTTTATTCCTCTATTAATGGCTGCTGCTGGTAGATCTAATGGAAATCCGCATCATTATTTACAACACGCTGCCGAAGCACATCAGCATATGAATGGTGGAGGAGGAATGGAATCTTTTTTGAAAATTGCCAAGAGTGTAGCTCCTTTTATTCCGATGTTGATGAAAGGAATGGGACGAGGTGAAGGACGAAAAACTGGTGGGGGCTGGGAAGATATGATAAAAAAAGTTGGAAATTCTGTTGGAAAACCTTTTGAAATATCTGGTGTTAATCCTTTTGATTTTGGTTATAATTTGGGTCACGATACAATTGCCCCAGAATTATTCAAGGTATTACCACCTGAAAAGGTACACAAGTTTTTTGGAGCAAAGGGTAGAGGTGGGGCAATGATAGCACCTTCTGGTGATGGGACTAGACTTGGTGGATATCCAAAAGCTGGTGGAAAACGACCTGCTAGTGCCAAACAATTAGCTCGTGGAAAGCTTGTTTCACAGTTAATGAAGTCACACGGCTTTACACTAGGTCAAGCTTCAAAGCACATCAAGGAACATCAATTACTATAACAATATAAAGAGTATTTAAGAGTATAATAAAGTATGCCGAACTATTCTAACGGAAAAGTATATGAAATTATTTGTAGAATTACAGGTGAGAGATATATTGGATCTACAGTAGATACTTTAGCTAGAAGATTATCTAAACACAGAAGTTTAAATAGTCATTGTATATCAAAAAATATAATAATACGAGGTGATTATTATATTAACCTTTTAGACGAATGTGATTGTGAAAATAAGATGCAACTTTTAAAAAAGGAGAGAGAATGGTATGATAAACTAAATTGTATAAATTTAGTTAGACCAATTGCTAATGTAGAAGAAAAAAAGGATAAAAAAAAAGAACAAATGAAAATATATAGAGAAAATAATCAAAATAAAATTAAAGAATATCAAAAAGAATATGATAAAGAATATAAAAAAAAATATTATCAAGAAAATAAAGATAAAATTAAAGAAAAAAATAAAAAATATTACGAAAAAAATATAGAACAAATTAAAGAATATAATAAAAAATATTATCAAGAAAATAAAGACAAAATTATTATATAATAATATATTATAATATGCCATCAATCAAACAAGGTAAAATTTTGCAATATAATCCTGATTCAGTATATTCTGCTTCAAAAGTGTTATCATCTAGAGCTTTAGCTAACATGTCTTATAATCCAGATATGGCTTCTAATATTAAATCCGCATCAAATGTGAAATCAGATTACGCTGAATTCATGGGAATGCTTAACGATATTGATTCGCAAATTATTTATTTGTCTTCTTACGAAAAGAAAGCCAAGAAAGTCTTCATGACCTCTCTCGCAAGAGATGGAATAGTACGAAGAGGTCGTGATTATAATGATTTTTTTGGATTGAATCCATATGATAATCCAGATCCACGAAGAAAATTAGAACCAGTTACATACGGAAGTGGAAGAGGTGGATTATCAAAAATAAAAAAACATTCTAGTTTGAACCCTACAATGGCTGCTGCAACTTCTACAAATGAAATGTTAGATGAAGAACCAGAATTTATAGATGAAGAACCAACGCCAAGATACACTAAAAAATTTGTTGGTAGACCTGAACCAGCATCAACTGCTTTTACTAGTGATAGTGATTTATTTGGTCTTACTAGTCATTCAGTAAATACAACTCCTAATTTTCTTGGCGGTGGTGCTGCTGGTGCTGCTAAATCAGGAATAAGACGACGATCCGCACCTAGTCCGCCAAGTTCTGGTGGTGATTCTTCAAGTTCTGATTCTGATGGTGATGGTGATGGTGGAGATGGAGATGGAGGTGATAGTAGTTCAGATGAATCTGGAATATCAGGAATTACAGATGATGATTTAATTCCAAGAATGCCTGATATAAATCAAGTAAGAGTTGGCAATGAAAATATTCTTTTCAAAACTATTATTTATATCAGTTCATTAATTCAACACGCAAATATCTATTTAAATGCTAAAATTAAACCATATGCTAACAATCTCTCTCAAGTTGATATTTCTGAAATGGAAACTAGAATAAATAAATTGAGAACTGACTATTTAAAAATAGAACCACACCTGTATGAAATGGCAGTTGAAGATGGTTCAGAAATATATGATATTTTGAAAGCTAGGATGAGTAAGTTTTTGAATGACATGTTAATAATAGTTAAATCATATGCACCAATGGCAATGAGAGGTAGTGGTCGTTTTAACGATAGTTCCAATTTTACTAGTGCATATAATTTTGACAAACCATTAATAAATTATCCTGAAAATATCCGCAGTTGTCCTACTAAATATATGATGTAAAATACTTTTTTATAAACTCAATATATATATAATATTTTTTTGAAAGTATATATATATTAATGGCACATTATTTAGATAAAAAACAATTATCAGATTTTCAACAAAAAATACAAAATGTTTTTCACTTTTTAACTATTAGTGGTAAATATAAGATAATCGGTTCAGCAGCACTGAAATCAATCTTATATAATTCGGATTTTGATTTAATGGAACTTGTTAAAAAATCTAGAGATACACCAACACTTTTGAATCATATTTATCAACTCTTTTTACGAAAGTTTAGAGAAGCTGAAGCTGATCCATCTATTTTTATTACAGACTTTAAATGTGGTGAAGATAGTAATGGTGAACCATTGAGATGGTCTAAACAAGATATGGAAAAAGGTTATAAAATTAAAAAGAACAAAAAACATGTATATTTCCAAGAAACTCTTATCCAAAAATCAACTATTAAACTTGACGCAATTGTGTTAATAGATGGTGTATTTACTGAATTTTCTGATAATTATTTATTGAAATTGGGACAAGAATCTAATTTTGAAAAATCGGAAATTACAAGAGAAGGAATTTTAAATGGAATAAAAGAAAGTTTTAATGAGTACATCCAAGAAAAGGATTATTTCAAAGCTGTAAAACGAGCTTTCTCTTATAAACTTATTCTTGATCCAAAAAAATATAAAGACCAATTAGTGGAATATATTGATTTATTTAATTCACCTCTTGGCTACTTGAATAAATGTAGATCTGATTTAGATATAATATTATTAGTTTTAGAGAATAAATATAATTTTAGAAAACCAAAGATTTCTGATATTATCAACAATCTACAAATTATTAAAGCTACACTTGTATCTATTACTAGTTTTAATCTAAAAGAAATTATTGATGATATAAATATCATTAGTGCCAAGACTTCTCACAACTCTTTATCATCTGAACTCACTATTTTAAGAGATGAATTGTTTAACGAAGTCAATGAATATACTAAAATGATTATTTCAAAAAACAAATATTTAGTAAAATTATAATCTACAAAAATAAAATCTAGATGTAATATAAAATGAATACTGAAAATACTGGTGATGCTGTCGCAATGATTAAAACAACTAGAACCAAGAAACCTTGTATCGTAAGCGTAAGTGATAAGACAAATCTGCATACTTATCCTGAAATCAAACTAACAGGTGAAGATAGTTTTATACCTTGTCCTAATCAAAATAAAGAGAGAGATATTCTTTATATTACTGGTGCTTCTGGATCAGGCAAATCTTTTTATACCAAGATGTATGCTGATGAATATGCCAAGATGTACCCTAAAAATATGATATTTTTATTCAGTAGTATTACAGAAGATTCTAGTATAGATAAAATTAAAAAACTTAAACGAATAAAGCTAACAAAAGAGTTTGAAGATGATAATGATTTATCCGCAAAAGATTTTGAAAATAGTCTCTGTATTTTTGATGATACAGATTGTATTACTAATAAGAAATTGAGAAATAGGGTTAATTCGGTGCTTAATTCTATTTTGGAAACTGGACGGCATACTGGCACGAGTTGTATTTATACATCACATGTTGCAACTTCTGGTATTGATACCAAGAAAATATTAAACGAATCGCATTCTATTACTATATTTCCAAAATCATTAGGTGGTAGGAGTTTGAAATACTTATTGAGTGATTACCTAGGTATGGATAAACAAGAAATCAAAAAAATAAAGAAATTACCTAGCCGATGGGTGACAATTAACAAAACATATCCAAAATGTGTCACATCTGAAAAAGAAGCATATATTATTGATAATTCTGTTGATGATTAAATAAGATATTATTTATTTTGCTTTATACCATTCTTTTTTATATTCTTTTATTTTTTCTTTATTTTTGTTTTGATATTCTTTTTGATATTCTTTTATTTTTTCTTTATTAACTTTTCTGTATTTTTTTTTTTCT